GTTGGTTAAATTGTGTCCTTCTACAAGAATTTCTTGTTTAAAACTTGATGCTATTGCTGATGTAATTGCCATTTTTTAAAGCTCCTTAATTATCTTAGCCATGTCTTCATGACCTTGTTGCCTTAATAAATTCACATACGTCACATTTTTAGAATTTATTGCGTTCTTAATACTATGTAAGATTACAGTATAAACTTGGTTTTGAAAAGCTATAGCTTGTTGTTTAACATGCTCAGGTGCATCCATAGAAATTTCACATATTTTCTTAGTGGCTTGTTCCGCCCAAAACTCAGGGTCGTGTCCTTTATTTTCAGTGGTATGTACACTTACTTGCCCTAACTGTATAAAACTATCGGTCATCCTTTGTATGGCTCTGGTGGCTCCTCATCTCTGTCTAATATTAAACCGTGTTCTTTTAGTTTTTCATCAATGTCTTCGTAAGCTCCTATGATCCATTTGCCTTCGTGTGGCACAGCCACCAATGGTTTGTCCAGTCTGTGAAAACCGTACAACCTATCGGTTGCTACTACGTTTGAATCCAATACTGTGGATCGTGAGCTAATGCCTACCGTTATGTCTGCATCCATGCACTTACAAATCCAAAACTCCACACAAGCCCTACCTGCTTCTGCAAAGTGCATGTTTTCTTTGTAAGAAAAATCTATGCCATACAAGTCAATAGAAGCCACTTCATTCCACAAAGCAAACGCTATGGCATAAGCCACTGTGTTATTAAGATAAGCACAACCAGTAGCGTTACAAACCTCTTCGATGGGATAAACCTCAGCCGATGGCACTCTTTTATCCAACTCACAGGTGTAAACAGGGTATTTGGCATCTGGCAGTATTCTGGTTAAAACACTGGTTTGTTTACCAGCATCATCGCTGTCAAAAAAACGACTTGCTGGGTCTAACATAAACATTCTGTCTGTCTGGTAAACAGCGGCTGCTGAATTAATAGTCCAAACTTCGTCCCAAGTTCTGCCGTTTTCTAAACCTATAGCAAAGTCAACTTGTGATATACCAAGACCGATAAGAGCAATTTTCTTGCCCTTTAATGATTTTATGGGGGGCACTACGATACGCCAGTGCGAAACTGATCGTATCTATATTCATCTCGTGTGCCACGACCTTCTGATAGATTTTTCATCCTTCCTACTGCCTCCTTAAATCTAGCCTCAAATTGACCAATGACATCGGGGGGTTCTTTCAGAAAGATTGCTCCTTCAACCAAAGTACCATAGAGCAAAGCATCTGGATAATCAGAACTTAACACTGTTGTACCGCTGTCACTACCACTCGTTAACGAGGCTGGTTTATACAAATAATGTAATTCAATAGTATATGCTTCATCAGGAATCGGAGCAAGCTCAAAAGAAGTATCGTCAAATTGAGAATAATACTTAGGCTGTCCAGTGGTTGTTGAGTTTGGAGAATACTCTTTTATAAAAGAAGCGTGTTTAAAATCTAAATAATCGTAAGAGTTGGTTTTTATAACGGCAAGACTAAAAGGTGCATAAAAATCCGTAGGCGTTGCTAAGAATCTATTGTCTGTAGTAAGAGTTGCCTGTACATTTTTTCTTTGGTAAGGAAGCTGTACCATATCAAATACACGATTTTCGGCTTCTTTAATAAAGGTGGGCAGTTGTGTAGTAAAAGTGGTTTCAGAAACCTGTAAGTAATCTTGAACTGCTGTTTTTAATGTTGCTAGTGTAAAACTCATATTGTTATTGTAACCGTTCCTAGGCTTGTCGCCAGTTCAAAAGAAGTTAACTCTGCACCAAGTTTACCACTTCCGACATTGCTATAAACCATAAAAATATTATTGGTGTCGTTTGTGTCGGGTCTTGCGTCTTTAATTGCTTCTGGTTCTGAAGGCGGTGCACTGGGTTGTAATTGTGGATGTTTAGCATCCCATTGATCGGGTCCTACTATCAGACCGTCCCAAGTCTTTTTCATGTCTTTTCTTTTGTAACGGAAACCCGTTATATCGCAAATACCATAAGCGTTTTTGTTAGATGCAAAAGCCATTATGCGTTGTTATAGCCGCTTAAATTAGGAGCTATTTTAAAAGACGTTCTGTCTTCATCAGTGGATAAAGCTCTGTCAAACTCCTCTTCATAAATTGCTTTTAACTGTCCTGTGAGTTGCGGTGCTCTCTTCATAGAAATGTAATAAGCCAAACCAGCAGTCAAGCAAGGATAAAACCTAAACGGCATATCCACGGTATTAGTTGCAGAATCAGCATCATCCATTCTGGTAAGTACGTTCATGTGTATGGTGTAAGTGCTAGAAACGTCTGGTGTTGGATAAACCGAGATGGTCGGTGTTAATTGTTTGTTGATAAAAAATTGATTGGGTTTGCCAGTCGAACCTTTCTTGGTTATGTGAGCGTATTCTGCTCTACTCAAACGACTCAGTGGTATGTCGGTGGTTTCGCTGTTCGTTGTTTCTCTTATAAAAGCATCTAAAACATCAATAGGGGCAGTAGCATTGGTGCTGTCAACATTGTATGTTGTGGTGGAAGCAACCATAGGAACGGTTTTTTCCGCAATAGTCCATTGGTTAAGACCTCTGTTAGCCCACTCAGCCAACATAATGTTAAGGCTTCTGGAAGAACTTTTAAGATCGTAACCAGTGCGTAATTCTATGCCACAACGCTCGTAAGCCTCTTCTATGTATTCAGCTACATCAGGCTCAAAATCTTTACTGCTGGATGTCGCCATCGTGGTTACTTACGGTTATAACCGGGTTTTCCTCTTCTTATGGGTTTCTTTTTCTTAGGTGAAGATTTTATAAAAATTTCCATTTCTCTGTCAGAAATAGCACCTTTAGTTTTACTAACCATCTTCATTAGTTTAGCTGCATTAGCACCTTGAGACATAACACCAGCAATGGACTTATCTTTGTTAGATAAAGGACCTTTGCCGCTACCTAAACCTAGTTTTTTCATAACTTCTTTGCCCATAGAGCCAACGCCTAGTTCTTTTCTTGCAGCTTTTGCTAAAGCTCCACCGCGAGCCATCATTTTAGGCATTGCTACAGTTCCACCTTTTTTCATTCCGGGTCGCACTCTTACTCTTGACTCTTGAGGCATGGGTCTGGGTCTTTTTGGGAGCATTGGTTTTGGATCGCTACCCATAGGACGCGTTTCTCCTCCATATCTCATTTTTTTGACAGCAGCACCACCTTTTTTCATTCCGGGTCTTCTAGGACCACCTTTAGATTCATCAACTTTACTACTAAAGTATTGACTCATAGTATCGCTTGCTAATTGTTTAGGTGTCATTTTATCAAGTGTTCTTTTATTAATAGTCATACCACCCATGTTCATTTTTTTGACAGCAGCACCACCTTTTTTCATTCCGGGTCTTCTGCGACCTTTAGACTCATCAACTTTACTAGTAAAGTATTGACTCATAGTGTCGCTTCCTAATTGTGCGGGTGTCATTTTATCAAGTGTTCTTTTATTAATAGTCATACCACCCATGTTCATTTTTTTTGGTGGTCTTCCTTTCTTTGATCCATACGTTCCTTTACCTTTTGGCATATTGCCCTCCTATTTTCTTCCAAACAAACCCATGTTGTTTGATTTTATAATACCACCAACAGCTACTTTTTTAGCAGTTTTTTTTGCTTGCTTAAAAGCTCCTCCTGTTGGTGCGCCCTTAGAACCTACTGAACGCATCCTTTCTGGAGTTTTGCCAGCAGATTTTTGTCTTTTAATTCTTTTTCTTTTAGCGTGTATGTTTGCATACAAGCCTTTTGATCCTTGTGCTCTACCTATTGCCATGATTTAGCTCCATTTTGTAAGATTTGCCCAATAAGCCGCAGACATTTTGCCTTTGGCTATGTTTTTGCCGTGCCTTGCTCTAAATGATTTTCTTCTTGCTTTTTGTTTCGCTGATTCACCTTTTTTTGGTTTGCCAGCAGTAGTTACACCTTGCTGACCAAATCTTATGGTTTTAATCTTGTCACCTTCTTTAGCAACAACAACATGAGACTTAGTAGCATGAGATGGTGTTCTCCGAGCTTTATTAAAACCAGAAACACCAGCTCTTGCTAATCTTGGGTCTTTAGCCACCTTTAAGCATGAAAGGCAG